CTGCAAGGTAGCAAGTTTTATATCTTTCCAGGTATACATTTACTTCGCTTTCCTTCCCCTTTTGGGCTTGTCTTCGGTTTCCTCTTTGATTTCTTTCAAGGGCTTATCTTCGGGAATCTCTTTGAGATTAGTAAGTCTGCATACGGGGAATCCCTTTCCGTCTCTTCCTACTACCTCATATATTCTTCCGTCAGACTTTATGTATTCTGTCTTTAACATATTTACTCCTATTTCCCCCTACCCCGAAGGATAGGGGGATGATCGTTCATCAAACAGTAGGATCGCTGTAAGTTGAGCCGTGTGCTGCACCGCCCATGATAACGTGCTGCCATGAAGGGAAGCCAACGCTCATTCTTGCGTAGCCGTTCCAGATCATGTCATCGGTATCCTGGTCAACGTGTGCGGTAACGTCAAGGCTTACTCTGTCATAGAGCTTGTTTCCGAGAAGCTCCTTGTTAGCCTGTGAAGACATAAGGATGTAAGGCTCGTATCCTGCGGGAACCTGCCATGAAGGATCGATAACGAGCTTCCACAGTCCCTTCTGTGTATTCACATCGTTGTAGTCGCTGCCGACCTTAAGCTCTGATCTGATAACTGCGAGAACGGTATCCTGGAGACGAGGACAGTTGGAAGGAATGATGATGGTATCGAAATCATATCCCATGATGTGTCCGGAGTTGTTCAGGAAATTCTTTCCGTAGTTAGCAAGGATATTGAGCATCTTGGTGTCGCTGCCGAAAGCGTTGGTGAAGATGTTGGACTGGGTAATGCTGTCATCAACAACAAGGGGATGATCTACTGCGAAGACAGCCTTGCCGTCAGCAGAAGTACAGTCAAATCCGGAAACTCCCTCGAAAGAGAAAGAGGTAACGGTTGATCCTGCGGTAGCGTTTACGGTAAGAGCCTTTGATGCGAAAGCGGCACGGGTTCTCTTGTAAGCCTGAACCATACCTCTTGCCTTTGCCTGCATCATATCGATCTCTGCGTCTTCCTTTGCTTCACGGGTAATTCTGAACTGCTCCTTGAAGGTGGTGTGAACGAGAGTCTTGGTAGGGCCGCTGATGATATCAACTTTAGGTGCGTTTGCTCCGTCAGCGGTCATAGGCTTGAAGTTGCCTACGGTGGTAACAGAACCGATCTTCTCTCCGAAGCGGTCTGACTTCTGTGCAATGAAGACTTCCTTGACGTAACCATCGAAGTTGCTCTTCTCGGTGTAAACGTCATTGATGTATGCTTCCATCATCTGTGCGTTCACGTTCCAGGTATCGTCAATAAGTCCGCCATTTTTGGAAACTATTCCGGGTACATGTGCTGACATAATTTTTCTCCTTTGACTTTTGAAGGTTAGGGGCTACGCTCATAGTCTGCGTAGTCCGTGGGTTGTTTAGTGAAGTGATGCGTTATACAGCTCTCTTATCTCCGCATCTGACTTGCCCTGGAAGAACCTTCTCCACTCCGCCATCTGTGACTGCGGTATTTCCGCAAGCTCGTTAGCGGTTGCAATGCCGTCTGTGGCCTTAAGATGCTGCTGTGACTTCACGTTATTGATAGCCTGCTGTTTGATCGCTGCGGTCTTCCTTGAAGCTATCTTATCCGCATAGACCAACTTGTAAGCATCAACAACGCTTAAGTGGTTCTCGTTTACATATCGCAGGACTTCGGGGTATCGTTCCGACTGCTCAATGTCTTTTGCAGATTTAATGTCGGGATCAATTTTCCCAACCTCTTCTATCTGCTTTTCAAGGTAAGTCTGCACTTCCTTAAGTCGCTGTTCCTGTATAACGAGATTCGCAGCTTTTACTGCCGGTGAGTTATTGACTGCTTTTTCGATCAATTCGGGGTCGATACCGTTATCAGCAAGTTTCTTCTGTGTCGCAAGTTTCTCTTGTGCGTCAAGTGCGTCAAAGTATTCTCTTGCGGACGTTATAGGCTGTCCGGTGATGGGGTTACTCAACCCCTTGAATCTTTCTGCCACTTCCGCATCAAGTGCTGACATTCTACGGTTCGCTTTAGCTTCTGCTTCTCTGCGGACTCTTGCAAATGCAGCGTTGCGGTCTTCCGGCTGTTCCTCGGTGACTTCGGGTTCGGTGTTCCCTTCGGGTTCACTTTCTGTTCCCTCTGTGTTCACTTCGGCTTCACTTGCTACTTCTGTCTGCTCGGCGGATTCAGACTCGTTTACGCCGACTTCTAATTCTTCCATATTGCTCTCCTATTTTTACGCTATTAGTTGCGAATTTATATAAAACCCTTATGGGTCTTATTCAAAGGTAACTTCCTTTTCGTGTTCGATAGTCTTGACTACTTTGCCGTTGTTGTCGCATTTAGGATTACGGCAAGTCAATTCCTGAACAACAAACAGTTTATCGTCACGGACTACATATTTAGTTGACATTACTCTTAAGAGTGTCTTACATGCCGGGCAAAGGTTGTCCATTCTGTACTCCTAACTGCTGCATAAGCTGTGCTAACTGATTCTGTTTGTTCGCTTCTTCCAACTGCTTAATAAGATTAGCCTTAACCTTTGAAGCGTTGGGATAGTCGCTGTCTTCGAGATATGTCCAAAGATTAATAAGTGTCTGAATTTCTCCGATAGGCCCGAAAGCTCCGGCCTGGTACTTAAGATCGATCTGATTCCACAATGCTTCACGATTCATCATTATTGTGGAAGTCGGGTCTACCTCGAAGATAAACTCGTCATTCCAATACAATTCTCCTGAATCATCAACCTTAAGGAAGTCATAGCGGTTGAAGTGTGAGTATTCCGGTGAACCGTCATTAGACTTTGTTACCACGGGTACGGGCTGATCCGCATACGCAAGCATGAACTTGAACATAATCTCATACAGTCTGCAATATGCTTCCTGCTTCATTATTCGCTTGGATTCCATACGGCCCGCTGCCTGATTAATGGAATACTGTTTTGCGGTTCCGGAAACTGCGGAAGCATCATACTTACCCTGGTAAGCATCTGTGATACCGAGTGTTGACCTTGCGGCTTCGTAGTTATCGTTCATTGCGATACGGTCATACGAAACATCAGCGATCAAATTCTGAACGGTTATCATTGCCACTTCGTTAGGGTTATCGACTCTGACTATCTTTAACTCTTCGTCTGTGGTCTCTACGTTCTTGTTTTCGGGAAGGGTTACGATAGAACCGCCCTTAAGAATCTTCTCCTGGTATTTAGAACCGTACTTCTTGATGGCATCCTGCTGATCCTCAATGACCGTTGCATCGGATACACCGAGAAGGGATTTAGACTTGCTTATGTTCCTGCGAAGGACAAGTGGCATTACGTTGGGCTTGTAATAAGGAATCTTCTTATGGACACGCTTGACTTCCATCTTGGGCTGTCCCATTTCGTCATAAACCGGAAGTCCGTCTTCACCCACCATAGGAACTTCTTTCTCTTCGTATGCAGGGACTTTTATCTTGTTGCCGTCTTTTCCATAGGTAAGAGTGACGATCTCTTCCTCTACTTCTTCGTAGTCTTCGATAGTGGTCTCGAATGATTTAGAGCCACACTCGCATACGTCTCCGTCTTTGACTCTTCCACACTTCTTACAGCGTGTAAGCCTACGGGCCTGGTAATTCTCCATATCTTCAAGAACGGTGTTGCCACACCATGTAAATATGCCGATATCACCGTTGTCTGCTCTGTAATAGGTCTTGATAACGGTTACAAGCTCGTCATTGGTCTCTTCCTTGTTCTCAACTTCGGTGTTGGTCTCGTCCTCTACATCAACACCGTAAGCCCTCTTGACGGCTGCTTTAGTCATTGACAGTTTCAAGAAGACATAATCAAGCTCGTCAGGGTTGGGTACTCCTGCCTGGGGAATAACATCTTCGGGAGACCTTTCCTTAACTTCGAGTCCACCGGTAGTACAATGGTTTCCTTTGCGGCTGTCCCATTCTGTGTGATACCAGTCACCGCCCTGAATGATCGTGGTTCTTTCGGAGAGGTCGTTCATTTCGGAAAAACGGAGTGTGCGAAGCTCATTTTCGAGCATTTTCTCGATTATCTTTGCTTGCTCCCTATCCTCTTCGTGTACTGCCGTTACTTTAGGCATAGGGACAGAAGGATTGCACTCGGTCTCCAACAGCTCATAGACGATATTGCGGACGTTCTCTGACTTCTTGGTAGCTTCTCCGCCGCCCTTATTCTTGGACTTGCGGGTGAAGTCATCGCCGTTATAAAGTCTGTTCTGATTCTGCATACGGTTTAACTGATCCGTATACGCATCTTTAGACTTCTGATACTTTGTTTTCCACTCTTCAAGTTTCTTGTTCGGCTTTAAAGCGTCCTTCATGCGTTTAAATAACCTCATAAGATGGGTTCTCCGTATATTGATACCATCAATGCTTTGGTCTCTTTGTCTGCGTTCTTATAGTCCTGGATTAAGTCTTCTCTCCACTTCTTTCCTTTGGGTTTAGGGGCTTGTGCTGCGGAAGTCCACCACACGCAGAAGTACCTTAAACTGTCGGGATCGTGGG